ACACAACCTGGCACCATTGGAACTATTGGTACTATTGGAACTGGTTTATTTACTTTTTTAATGGGTGCAAGTGCAAAGGATGCAAGCACTAAAAATTAATGAGTAAAAAAAATACATATTATATTATTGGCGGTTTAATTGTTTTATACCTGGCAGCAACAAAAACACAATTAGGGATGAGTGTAACAGATAGTTTATTATCATTATTACGATCATTAGAGGAAGGAAATAATGCAGCATTAACAGCTTACCAGGATAGTGCAGGAGTATGGACTATAGGTTATGGATCAATATATAATTTTGATTTAAACAGGAAAGTACAACAAGGCGATACAATAGATGCTGCAACAGCAGAAAGATGGTTACAACAGGAAGCAAATGAAAAATTGCAATATGTACAATCATTAATTACGGTACCAGTTACCAATAATCAATTGGTTGCCTTGGGATCATTTACTTATAATGTAGGGGAAAGTGCGTTTGCCAATAGTACATTATTACGTTTATTGAATAATGGATCAGATATTAATACTGTAGCAGATCAATTTGACCGGTGGATTTATGCCGGCGGTCGTATTGTTAATGGTTTAGTTAATCGCAGAAACGCAGAAAAAACTCTTTTTTTGTCATAGGGTAGCAATTATTACTGATAACCTGGTATTTTAATACCGGGTTTTTTTATGCCTAAAAATAAATTTGGTAGTATCAAAAACATTAATTTGCTTTATATTGAAATGAATTATTAACAACAAACAACCTATTATGCACATCAATTATCCGCTTACACTGGATGAGATCAGTGTTAAAATTTCCCAATTAGAAAATAAAATTGCAGCAATGGACTTGATTTTAAAACAATCAAGATTAGGAAATATTGCAATTTCATTTTTTTCTTATTCAAAAACAGACAGAAAAAGTTTACATTATTTGCAGCAAAATGATTTTGAATTTAACCTACAAGTTGAATTAACAAAATTATTATTGGATAATAAAGAGCAATTAATACAGAAACTAGAAGAACAAAAAATATTATGGCGTAATATAGCCAGAAAAACATTTTAACATGAAAGTAATTAAATACAAAGGTTATACTATAAAGTATGATCCTACAATTAATGCTTATATCTGTTCATTAGATCATAGCCTACATGATACAGTTATAGCAGCATTTAGATGGATTGATTATATCACAAAATAAATAAATAGAAATGAACAACGACAACCAACAGCAACCAGCATTTCCATGTATGCCAATACAGGATCAATACAATAGATTAATTGCACCTATTCCAGGGATGAGCAAATTAGAATATTTTACCTTAATGATATATGCACATAATTTAAAAGAATTATTGCCGGAGAGTGCAATATCATTAAGTAAAGAGATATTAATAAAATTAAATGAAAGTGAAAAAAGTGAGGAAAGCACTTTAAAAATAATTCAATGATTAATGAAGAATTATTAAATCAATTTCATTTAAGAAAATACAATCCTGATTATGTACCGCCTATAGATTTTAAAGTCCTGACTATTAATAATAAAATAGTTGGAAATCTACAGTCATTTATTGTATTTACTGGTTTACCTAAAACTGGAAAATCGACCTATTTGTCTGCATTAATTGCTAGTGCATTACATCCAGCGGATTTTTTTAAAATGAAAATTAATTTCCCAGCAGGACGGCGGCGTATTGCCTATATTGATACAGAAAGCAGTAGTTATGATTTTTATAGACAGATGGAAAGGATCAGAAACTTTATAGGATTAAATCGTTTACCTGGTAATTTAGATGCCTTTGCTGTTCGTGAAGATAATCACATTACAATCATGCAATACATTGATGCTTACCTGGAACAAACACCAGAATGTTCAGTATTAGTGATTGATGGGTTACTGGATCTGATCAGTAATTTCAATAATGAAACTGAAAGCGGACAATTGGTACAATGGTTAAAAAAAATTACCAAAGTATATAATATCCTATTAATTACTGTTATTCATTTAGGAAAAAAAGATAATCAAACATTGGGCCATTTGGGCAGCAGTTGCGATAGGTACGCACAAAGTACACTATTAATAGAAAAAGATAAAGATCAACAATGCTTTACTTTATCATCCAAATTTATGCGTTCAGATGAAGATTTTGAACCTATCACAATTAAATATTTTGATGGATCTTACCAGGAGTATTTTTATCAGCCTACTACAGAAACAGAAACCAAAAACAAATTTAAAAAGAAATAAAAAAGCGGCAATTTTTAGGTTGCCGCTTCCGAAATGAATTGCAACAACAAAATCGCAAATCACTTTTTTCAATTCAAATATAATACAATGACTAATATAGAAAAAATTTATTTCATTATTGCAGAGAGAAAAATTGTTACTATAGAAGATTTAATAACAATAACCAAATTGCCTAAAATGCAAATATTAAAATCAGTGTATGCTTTAATACTTAGAAAGAAAATAAAAGCCAGAAAAACAACCACTGGATCCCGTCATTTTGTAATCATATTTAAAAAGTTATGAAACTATTATATGCCATTTTTGATTTATCAATATTTATATTGAAAATATTATATGTAGGAATTATGGTTATTATTTTTTTACCACTAATTATTATAGCAATAATTTTTAAAAAATGAATAATCAATACTTTACAGCCATTGTTTTTTTCAAACCAGAACTAAAAAAAGACCCTTTTAAGTATCGAAATATTAATAAATTAGATACATTTACTAAATTTTGCCATAGAAACTTGGATGGCTGCGTATATGCGAATTTATACGATAAAGAAACCAGGGTATTTATAAAAAGAATTGTTTTTTTGTTTTGATGATGGATAGTTAATGATGAGAACCGCAAGAAATTGCGGTTTTTTTTGTGCCTAATATGTATTTTTTTTTCTTTTTAAAGGTGAAAAAAGTGAACATATATATATTTCTAACTTTGCGCGTGCCGCTTTCCCCTTACCTATAGGGAAGGGGGAAAGTCCCTAGGGACGCAAAGTTAGGGTATATATTTGAGATTAATTAAAAATTTTAATTATTTTTTTCCACAAATTCCTTTTTTTATCAAAATTTAATTTGTAGATTTATTGTTGAATTCTATTTAATGCGCAAATATGGAATTTGGATTATAGGCGGTTTAGCTGGTATTTTATATTTAAAGTATAATATGGCTAAGTCTTTACAATATAGTTTTGCTGGCATTGATCTAGGCGCAGGAAGCATATTACAACCACAGATTTTAGTTAATTTATCAATTACTAACCCAACAGCAATACCGGCAACAATTAACGCAGTTAATGCAACTATATATAATAATAATATTGTATTAGGTACTATTAATGCAACATATGAGCAAGTAATACCAAGCAATGCTAGTATAATTTTACAATTGCCAGTTAATTTGCAATTAGGGGGTATTTTAACTGATATATCAGCACAATTAAAAAAAACTGGTACTAATTTCGAAATTAAAGGATCAGTACAAGCAGATTTAATTACAGTACCTATTGATTTAAATTATACTTTTTAATATGCCTTCGAATAATGAATTATTGGCACAATTAAGACCTTTTAGAAACGAAGAATTATTAATAGTTGATGACCATAATGTTGGGGATATAATAAGCGCAATATTACAAACACATAAAGAATATGCGGATCAATACGATCATATTTATATGTATTTTGTAGGATCAACACCAACGGAAACAGCGGAAAATGTTTTTAAGTATTTAAAAGCTAATGTTAAGTATAATATTGAGCCAGAAAATACACAAACCGTTAAAAGTCCTGCAGCAATTATTGCAACTGGTAGAAGTGGCAGCGATTGTAAAAATTATGCGCTTTTTATAAATGGAGTATTGGATGCGTATCGAAGAAATGAATTAGAGGATTACAATTTGATTTATCGTTTTGCTAGTTATGAACCAGGCGATCAAACACCGCAGCACGTTTTTAGTGTTATGGTAATAAATGGAAGTGAAGTATGGATTGATCCGGTTTTGAGTTATTTTAACCAAAAAAAGCAACCATCATCATATAAAGATAAAAAAGTTAAAAATATGGCACTTGTAGGATTATCAGGAATAAATGACGTTTATGAAAATTATTACCAGCATAAAAATATGGGCGATCCGTACGGCAATTATTACAACAGTAAAAAAATAGGTGCATTGGTGCCATCCAATACACCAGGTATTGCTTTATTTGATGATATTACCGGAATTTATAAAGACGTTGATGGTACCTGGTATTTAAATAATGGTACACCATTATTAACTTATGATCCAAATACTGGAGCATACCAGGAACAAAATGGTAATTGGTACACTTATCAAGGATTAGAATTATTAAGCTATAATATTAATACAGGGGATTATCAGGAAAAAAGTGGATTATGGTATAATAAATCAGGGGTACAAATACCAGCTTTAACAACCACAGCAACACCGGTAAAAGCATCACTTAATAATAATACTTTATTAATTGGTGGCGGCGCATTGTTTTTAATTATTTTATTAACCAGTAAAAAAAGATAAATGGCACTTGTAGGTTTATCTGGAGTTGATGCGTACGGTAATTATTATAATTATAATAATAGTATTGGAGATATTGCTAGTACATTAACCGCATCAGCAGCGGCAACAACAACAGCAGCGGCACAGGGTGGATTAGATCCAGTCGCAGATGTGGCGGCATTATCTGCAGAGATTGCCTCTGTATCAGCATTATTTACTCAATGGTTTAGTCATCCAGCCGCCGATACTAGAAATATAATTAATACATTAAAACCTGATTTAGTTAGTTTATCGCCTTATGATCGTTTAGTACACGTTATTGCAGCAGCGCAAAAAATGCCTAGAGGAGCCGAAGACGTAGTAGCTAAAGAATGGTTATTATGGTATATAGAAAATTATCCAAATGATTATGAACAATTAACAGTTGCACAAAAACAATATTGGAATAATTATTTGAATAGTATTAGATCATCATTTCCAGATGGTAATAATATGTATGCCAATTTATCCCTGGCATCATTTACACCAGCAGAGCTAAATTATACAGCTCCAATGTCTGTAGTAAGTAATTTGTTCAGCAGTTCAACAACTGGTGGATCATCAAATAATTTATTATTAATTGGGGGTGCCGCAATTTTATTAATTCTACTATTAAAAAAATAAAAAATGACAGCTTTACAACAGATAATTAAAGAAGCAAAAATTATAAAAAAAAAATATCCTAATAAAAAATGGATGGATTGCGTAAAACAAGCTAGTGCAATTTATAAAAGCAAACATAAAACTGTAAAAAAGAAAGCAGTTAAAAAAGTAGCAAGAAAAAAAGCGGTTAAAAAAGTAGGATCATCAAAAAGAATATCAGCAGTTAAAAAAACGGTATTAAAAAAACCAATTTCAGAAAGTAGGGTATTGCATGAAATTGATAAAGTAAAACACGACATTAAAACTTTGGAAAGTATGCAAAAACAGCACATGATGAAAAAACATAAATCTTCCATTGGTGCAACAATTAGAAAAAAACATAGCGAAATAAAAAAGCTATTGAAAAAATATTAAAATCTTTTTATTTAATAAAACTCAAAAATAAAATAACATGGCACGCAGAAAGCATCATGCTAAAAAAACAACCCATCGCAGACGCAGACGTCATGGTATGGGCGCAATTTCTTCGCACGCAACTAATGCACTAGCAATTATAGCTGGTGGAGTTGCAGCTCGTTTAGTATCAAATACTGTAGCTGGTACAATGACAGCAAGCGGTACCGCAGTATCACAAACAACAAAATATGTTGCAGCAGCAGCACCAATTGCATTGGGTATGTTTATGCCACGATTAATTAAATCATCATTTGGAGCTGGTTTAGGATCAGGGATGATTGCTGTTGGTGGATTAGGTTTAGCGCAAACTTTTGGTTTACCTGGTATTGCTGGTATGCCACAGGTAGCAGGATATAAAAAAAGAGTAGGTTTAGCACCAACAGCAATGAACCCTAGAGGAGCAATTGCTGGTACTGGTATGTCAACACATCAGGCTTCAATGATTTCTAATTAAACACTTTTTTCACTTTTAATAATTAATAAAATAATTTACAATGCTTAATCAAGTATCAAATAGATTAGTTTTTGAAAATGCACGCAATTTTGTGCATGGTCAAGGATTCGACACTAGCCACGCAGTATTAACTCAAGGATATTTGCGTTCTGAAGTTGCCATGTCAACTACCAGCGCAAACTATCATGTACCGGTATTAGTTAATGATTCTACTAACGGCGCACCGTTTGCTACAGAGCAACGTCTTGCTTTACAAGATATTTTTGTAGTATCTGCTATTGGTATTTATATCGCAGCTCCGGCAGCATCAACAACTACTGCATTTCCTTTATACAGTTATCCAAATGCTACAACTTTTAGTACATCAGGTGCAGCAGGAGCTTTATATAATTTGTATAATGGATATTTGAATATTCAGGTTAATAATCAAAACGTATTACCTACCTGGGATATTTACCGTCATTATTGGGTACCGCAAACTCAAAATGGAGTAGGTATTACAGCACAAACTGTATTCCCAATAGATCAAACTGATGGATCAGAAGCAGGATTTTTTGCAGCAGAACCTAATTTATTATTAAATGGTGCAAGTAATATTCAGGCTAACATTACTCTACCAGGTGCAATTGGAACATTGCAAGCATCAACAGCTCCAAGAATTATTGTAATCTGGAGA